GAACCAGAAGTGTTATTATACAAACCAAAGTTGCCATTATTTAAGCTATATAAATGCCAATCTACTCCTGTACTTGAAGTAGTATTAGTTATTCTAACACTTGCATTTAAACCTGTTCCGCTTGTTTGTATTAACCCCCCTGCCGTTACACTACTTGAGAATGTAGCTGCTCCTGTAGAGGCTATTCTAAATCTTTCGGCATAACTTCCGTTATCATTTGTATAAAAAGCTAATTGACCACTATTAGATTGTGTGCCACCTGTACCTGTTATTGCTCTTATTTCACCAATTATTCTTGACGAATTAGTATTGTAAAATTCTAAATTACCAACGTGCAAGTCATTAGCATTACCTCTACTTCCATTTATTCTTGTAAATGTTGCGCCTCCTGTACTTATTTCTAAAACTCTTGTCCCATCAGTTCCCGTAAATCTTCCCGTACCTGTTACATCTAATTTATATGTATCATTAGTGTTTCCTATTGATAAATTACCTGAAGCGTTTAACGTCATTGCTTGGGTAAAGGATATAGCGTTACCTGCCGTTCCTGAAGGAGCGGTTTCCCAAACGTGAGAACTATTCGCTTGATAATATCTACTTGCAAATCCGTTTTGTAAATACCTATTACTACTCCCGTCAAAATAACCATTAGCATAAAACCAAATTCTGTCGCCATCAGCCATTATACCATTGTTCTCTATTTGAAAAGCAGTATAACCACTTCCCCACGCACTCGGGCTTACTCCTAATCCTAAATTTCCTGAAGCGTCAAGACGCATCTTTTCAGTTGCGCCATTTGTTCCAAATGCAAGATATTTTGAAGTATCAGAATATATTAATGAATCACCACTTGCTAAAATTCTTAAACCTAAATCAGCTACAGTATTTCCTACTAAAATTTGACCTGCTGATGCACCACTATTTCTAAAAGCAGATATACTTGTAGATGATGAAACAACGTGTAATTTATATTGAGGACTTATTAAACCAATACCAACACCATCGCCATCATCTATTATCTGACTATTACCTATTGTACTTGCACCTGTAAACTTAGGTAGGTAGTTAGTAGTACCTGTACCCGTTACTGGGTTAGTTAAAGCACTTTGCTTGTTGTTAAACGTTGTCCAATCGGTGCTTGATAATAAACCTTGCTGAGAGCCACTTGCAGTAGCAATAGCTAAAGTAATAGTTCCACTTGTTGTAATAGGTGTTGAGCCGATAGTTACTCCGCTTGTTGCAGAAGATAAGCCTACCGATGTTACCGAACCCGTGCCGTATGATGTGCTATCTACACTACCATCGGCTTTTAAAAACTCCGAAGATGTACCGCCCGACTTAACTAAAGTAGTTGCGTTTAAAGTGCCTATAATTGTTGCAGCGTTACCCGTACCGCTTGTTTTGTTTATGTATAAGCCTTCACCATTACCACCCTTAGTGATATTTAAAGCAATACCACTACCGCTTGAATGTGTTATGCCAACTGTATCGCCACTACCAGAACTTGAAAAAGTACCTTTAGCAGCAATTAAAGTATTCGTTCCTAAATCTAAGTTAGCAGTTGCGCCCGTGTAAGGAACGTAACCACTTGCACTTGCACCACCTATGTCGCTTAATAACTCAGCACCAGTTCTGTATTTAATAACTCCGCTATCACTTACTAAAAATCTATCCGTGTCGGTAGTAGCGTTAGCAATAGTATTAACTAATAAATCTCCTGCTAAATCTAAGCGACCTGTATTTGTAAATTGAGATGTCCAAGTTCCGTTACTTATAGTTAAAATATAAGCAGCAGGACTTTGAACAAACAAAGCATTTGCATTTGTAGAAACAATTTCCAATGCCCTTTGAGTGCTTGAATAAATACCTACCTTAATATTTGGTAAGGTACCAGTTGTGCCTATAAGTACACTTGTTCCATCGTCATAAATTTGACTGCTTCCTATCGTAGAACTTGTTGTAAACTTAGAAACAAAGTTTGTAGTGCCACTACCCGTTACTAAAGAAGTAGGGAAGTTAGCAAGTGTACCATTACCACGAATGTATTGTGATGTAGTACCGCTAAACGCTAAAGCTAAAGTTCCACTTGTAGTTAAAGGACTACCAGATACGCTTATCGCATCGCCACCAACTGTTAATGCTACGCTTGTAACAGTACCCACCGCACCGCTTGAACGCTGCCAAATAGTTCCTGAATAAATCACATAATCTCCAACCGCAAAAGTAATAGGACCAGCACCGAAGTTTACAGTTCCTGCTACGTTACAAATATAAACGTCTCCCGTGTCGCCCGTTCCGTTTGCAAGTGTAGGCGTGTTTGTAGATGCGTTCCAAGTTCCTTTGTATTCCATAATAGAACTCGGTAGCTGACTGATAGGAACTTTACCGCCACTATCTAAAGAAGCATAACCATTAGCGTTGCCCTTCTCACTTCTTAGCTGATAAGTATCTAATAAAGCTTGTGAAGGGAATACTTCTACATAAGCCGAACCACTCCATAAGTAAAGTTTTTGGGTGTCTTTAGCGCAATAGATAACATCAGTTGTGCCAGGTGTCGGGAACGCTGCAAGGTTAGTATAAAACGAAACTGCACCGCTAAATATCGCCCCTAATTGTGCAAGTGTAATCTTCTTACTTACTCCTGTTGTCGGGTTGCCAATGATTGTTAAATCGGTACTAACTGGTGCTAACTCGGTAGCTAATTGGTTAATTTTTTTTCCTATCATCTTAGTATGTATAAATAGAAGGCACTTGACACCTATCGTTTAAGTAAGGTAATTCCATTGTAATATCTATCTTAACTCCTGCAAGATAGTCGGGGTCGCTTTCAGTAAAGTAAGTCAAAGGAGCAGTATCGCCAATATCCCAAATCGCTTTAGGGTATCTTAACTGAGCCACTATGTCTTGACCTACTAAAGTCATATCGCTAAGAACTTCGGTTTCGTTTGTTTCTTCCATTAACATTCTGTCCATAAAATAAAGGCTAAAATTGTAAGTAATATTTTTAGCGTTTATAGTTGCACCTGTTAAAGTGTAAAACATAGCAGGGTAAGTAACCTCGCCATTAGACAAACGTTCCCACACATCTCCGAAGTAAACAAAATTAATTTGTTCGTGGTCGTTTCCGAGTGTCGTTATTTGTTTGACGATTTGGTTTAATGTCAGGCTCATTCTTAATTTTTTCTAAATAAACACGAAGTTTATTTTGGTTTTTTATTGTTGTTACTTTACTCATAATTAGCAATCACTACAACCTCTATTCCCTTGATAAAGTTCCTCGAAGCTTTTACCTGCGCAGCAATCAAAATCACCTAACCAAATGCTCGTTGTATAAGCATCGTTCTCAGGGTGTATTGCATCAATGCCACTTCCAGGGTTAAGGTACTCAGGATAGAGGGTAGAATATTCTTTTAGGTATTTAATCATTCTTTGCTTGTAGAACTCCGCTCTTGCTTTATATCTATTCGCCACGTCAATCATATCCTGCATCGAAGGGTTCTCGGTATTCTCGCCACCCTTTCTTAACAAGCCTTTGTTGTAGAACTGATAAGACAAACCCATTGGCAATTCACTAAGTACATAATGCACTAAAGTATCTGCTATGTATTGGTCTAATAAGATAACCTCGTTTGCGTTTAAGTTGTTTGCCGTAATACCTGCTTGTAAGCGGTTGTATAAAGCACTTCCAAGCGCAGGTAAGATATACATATCTTGTGCGGTCTTAATCTCAGGCAATACAAGTTTTTCGTCTACGTTAGCGTGTAAGCCAGACCTGTCTTTAATATTCTGTACGCTTATGAATAATGTGTTTAAACTCATCTTTATTTTCTTTTTACAATATTTGAACGCCACTCGTGTCTGCAACTTGGAGAATGTGTATTTGTACCCGGCTTAGTATACCAACCGCCTCGTCTATCCCATACAGAATATCCAAGCCTTGCACTCATCATCTCTATTTCGCTACGGCTATAAAACTTGTTTGCGGTTACTAAGTATTTGCAAAAAGGTCTGCTTGTATCTAAATCGCCATCGTTAAAACCTGCTTTCCACTCGTAAGAATAACGAATTAATATCTGCGAAGTTTGAGGCTTTATAGCTTCAACAATTTCCCCAATAGGTGCAGTAAGTTGCCTTTCAATTATTACATTACTATCAATACCTTTGCCCTGCTTAACTTCGTTTGACTTAATAAACCCCTTCTCAGTTAAAGTATCAATAACACGCTTAACAACACCAATATCTTCTTTAAGTGTGTCAGCTATTACTTCTGGAGTAATACGCTTATCCTTAACAATTAAATCTAAAATGTTAGATTGTAATTGTGTTACATCTGCAAACATTTCAAAGTCCTTATCGTCGCTAAATCTTGTCTTGCTTTTATATACTTCATAAGCACTTCTATCTTCTCCGAACTCAAAGAAAACCTGAAAGTCAGCTTCG